GTGAGCCGCTTTCCCGTTCGGGCGGTCTAATTGATAGTCGATAGTCGAAAGTCGTTTGAGAGTCGAGAGTCGTTAGTCGTTCTGAGAGTCGCTGTCAGAGTCGATGAGGTAACGCTGTCGAATGTCCTCTGCGTTATAGTCAGAGTCGTTTTGCGTGTTGGGAGTCAACACATATTCGGTCTTGTCTTGGTAGCCGTAGTTGTTCTTCCCAAGGAAAATACCCGAAACGGGGTTAATTTTGCCGTTGTTCATGTAATCTTCCCATAAAATTTCGAGTGTTTTATATGCCTTTTTTATTACGGTGGCTACCTCTGGCGGCAACGCAGTCTTATATCCCGCACTTCCAGTCACACGGTCATGGGCAATCGCTGTCAATGTCTGTCTGCTCATTCCATTCAACGATAATGCCATACCCGCAACAGTCGGTTTGCTGTCGCACTCTGCCATAAACTTGAAATACCAGTCAAGACGCTCGTTGACCTGTCCAACATCGTGCATATCAATGTCGGGCAGGTTCATCAACTGCAAATTCTTCATCAAGTATTTCGTATTATCCCCTGCGTCAACATTGAGCATATTTTCGGGACTGAGCCAGTTGTTTCCACCACGGGGCTTTTTCTTAATCACCTGCACATCTTTTTCCGTCTTTTTCTCTGCCATTTTACTTTGCACCTCCGTAAAATCGTATAGTCGCACGAGAGTCCTCTTTCCAAGCCGGAGAGTCCTCTTTTCTTCTTATTCTTCTTGGGTAAAAGTAGTCTAAGTAGTTAAAAATCGGTTTTTGCGTGTAACTTCTTATAGTAGGGATTTTCCTATATAGAGGAAGTTACACGCAAAACCTTAAAAACAACTACTTTGACTACTTGAAAAACCTCAATTCAATCCGAACAAGATTGTTTCTCAATCCGATTAAGACAACCGCCTAAAAACATCGGTATCTAATTCGGATAAGAAATTATCCCTTTTGTCTGCACCTTGCCGATTTCGGTCTGAAAATCCAAAAGTCGAAAAGATTATTTTTCAATCCGATTAGGATTATCTCCCTAATGTCGTTTAGGATTATTTTTCAATCCTTTTCGGATAATCGAGCTTTTTCATTTTCGAGCAGGAAAGCCACCAACATTTGAGACTTCATTTTCCAACTCGCAAGCCACGACATAAGCGTTCCGTCCAGTATATGAGAGGTGATTTCCACGGGATTTATATCCTCAAGCATACCCTCAAGCTCAGTCAGCATTTTCATTTCCATCGGTCTCACCGCCTTTCACGAAATGGAGAATAATGTCATATCCGTCCTCGATTTCCACCACATCATACGAGTGTGCTTCGTCCAGTACATAGCCGCTCTCGATAGGAATTTCACGGTTGTATGGGTCAAAGTTGTAGGAGCTGTTACGGTACTCCACTCGTGGGTAAGTAGTGCTGATGTCTCGCCCCGCAGAACAGGCGGTCGAGCTAAGCAACACCGTCAGTAGGAGAGGGAGGAAAAGTTGCTTTCTCATTTTCTGTCAGTCCTCCTCTCATAGCCGGTGCATAGGTGGATATTGTGTACCGCCTTGCTTTCATTCAAACACTCAAAACAGGTGATACAATATCCGTGGTCGCAGTCCTCGTAGTGACTATTGCACACACAGTCGTAACACTTGCAGGTAGGAACATCGAACGGGCATTTGTCTATCATTTCCATGAGTAACCCTCCTCGCAATCATAGTCGATAATTCGCTTGACCTCTACCGATTTGAGGACTACAATGCGATAGTCTTTCCCACACCTGCGATTGTTGTAGTCAGCTACGGCATATCTCAAATCTGGGTAGGTACGCATTTCATTAAAGCTCGTTCGCTGTCGAGGAGGATTGTAACGGTAGTCTGTACCATAAAGAAACTTACCTGTCTTTTGATTCTGAATCGCAAACATTTTCGTGCTGTCCCTCCTTAACAGGCGTGAACACGGCAGGATTATCCAATATTACCATATGAAGCACATTTGCAAGCTCGTCCACCTTTTTCTCATCATGTTCGGTGTAACCCAAGTGGTCAAGCATACCGTGAATCATTTCGTGGAGAAAGTCGGCTTCCATTTTTGCCTGTGCGTTCGGACAAATACGGATAACCAAGTCCGTGTAGGAGATTTCGCCGGAGTAATTCACATTACCCAAGTCGAGCTTGTTCGTAATTTCCACACCATATACCTTTGCACCGATTTTCAGCTTTTCGGGAATTGTCATTTTCTGTACCTCTTTTCTGCGGAAGCAATCCGCTCGTAGATGTCCTCAATGGACTCCGTAACCACGATATAATCCTCCTCGCCGCCAGTGAAGCACACGCAGGTCTTACCCTCGGAGTGCGTGACTGCCGTAATGAGTGCGGCATTTACAAGCACCTGCCCGATAATCGGATTTGTGAGCCAAATAAACATTGTCATTCCTCCTCGAAAACATCTAAGTCAATAATCATTTCTTCCTCGGTGTCGGCTATCGCAACATAACCAATACCCTCGCACACATCGACCGCTTGGAGACAATCTAAATCATTTCCCGTAGCTTCAATGAAACTGTCACGGTCAATCTCAACCAGTTTGAAATATCGCGCCATCACTCTACCTCCTCAGTTGTCCACATTCAGAATGATACAGGGTTTCCAGTAAGGGTCGTACTCTGCCATTTCCTTTTTCACAAGAGCGTCAAACTCCTCATCAGTGCAATCCCTGTCGGCGAGACTATCTGCAATGGCTTCCTCGAACTCGTCCCTGTCGGTGAAGCACATACAGTCGTTGACGGTTTGAGTACAGTCGAGAAATTCTCCCTTATACGCTTTAATATAACTGCAACTCATATACGAGTAGTCCCCGCTGTTGGCTTCCTCACCTGCAAACACGATAAGCGGGAGGGTAGGGTTTTCACGAATAAGCTGACGCAGTTCGTCAGCAGAATGGAGTAGCCCTGTCGGGCGGTGTTCATCGTTCGTCATTTTCCGATACCTCCTTACTGATTATTCTCGGCGTTGTCTTTCTCTGCGGCTTCAAGGCACTCAAAGACAGGGCGGCACATAAGGATAGGTTCACGCTCAAAGAAAGAGTTACCGTCAGACTGTACCCAATTCCCCACGAGATACACAGACGCTTTCGCCGTGAGAATATCGGTATCAAAGCACCAATGCAGGATATGAAGTTCGTAGCAGACTTTGGCGGCAATCACATAACGATAAAGACCTCTCGTTACCTCTGTCCAGTTTTCAAGATTTCTCATTCCAATTCCTCCTTGTCATTTATCGCACCCACAAGGGCGGCAAGCTCGTTCATAAACTCATTCGCTCTGTCAGTGTCGATGAAATGTCCATACACAGTACAGACATTTCCTTTCTCCACACAGAGACAGGGCTTTTTCCTATCGGGGAATCGGTATGCGCCGATTTTTACACTGCCGTCTACTGTCAATACTCTTGGCATTATTTGACCTCCTTTAGCGCGACAGCAAGGCGTAGGCAAACGCCAACATGGTATGCAATACACCCCTCACCAATGCACGGGTAAAAACACTGCGAGGTGAAATCACCCTGTCCCCTCGAAATCGCCTTATGCTCATCTGTATATACTCTGTACGGGCAGGACTTAAAGCGTCCTTTCTCGTCTAAGCAAGAAGCGTTCATTTACACTACCTCCTTGAGCTTCAAGCCCCAATAAATCATAAATCCACTGGAAGTCGATTTACGGTCAAACCATTCCGGGTGGCGTTCCATCTCGGCATTGAACTTTCGTGCCGACAACACATACGCACCCTCAGACTTCGCCCACAGCTTGAACGCTTGATATAGGTCTTTCGCCTTGATGATATTGTTCTTAGCGTCAGTCCTGTTATCGGAGTAATCGGTCAATCGCACACAACGGCTTTCAAGGAACTGCAACACAAGGTCGTTGTCCCGCTCGTACCGTTCAACAACCTCGGACAAGCTCTTGGACATTGTGAGACCGTTCTCCTTGTACTTGATATATCCTCGCACAAGCCACATGAAAATACCGCTCATGGCTTCCGTGGAGGTCAGCTCGTCCTTGAGGTGCGTGTCCTGTTCCTCCGGCGTAAAGTGCCGATTGAACTCAATCACCTTGATACGCTGAGAAGCGAACAGGGACTTGTCCGTAACCATCGGCAGGTCATTACAGGAGAGCCACAAGGTAAACTGAGGGCGATAGGTGATAGCGGTCTGATAGAGCGCACGAGCGGAGATTTCCTCACCACCTGTAAGCTGTTTGATTTTCTCCTCGTCCAGTTTGCCGTACTCGTTGCTCTCGCTCATTGTGACAAATCGCTTGCCTTTCAGTCCGGCAAGGGTAGGGGAAGCGGCTTCCGCGTCTTTCTGTCTGTCTCCTCGGCAAATCATACCGACAGGGGCAACTTTTGCATAATCCCCAAGCATATACTCAATGGTATTGAGTAGGGTGGACTTGCCGTTGCGAGTCGTTTTGCCGTGGAGGATAAACATACACTCCTCGTTGCTCATGCCAAGCATGGAGTACCCAAGAGCGCGTTGCAGGAAATCTGCCTTGTCTTTATCGCCCTGTGTAACCTCATCAATGAACCGCTCCCACCGCTTGCACTTCACATCACGGCGTACCGTGTGCCGGAAGCGGGTCTGCATTGTGAGAAAATCGTCCCACCGTGGTTCACGGAACGAGTAGTCCTCTAAAGAGTAAGTACCATTGAGACAGTTGATGAGGTAGGGGTTAGAGTCGAAATCCGTAGCGGAAATGCGGAGTTCGCCCGTAGCGTCCTTGAGTATGCGGTCGCGCATACGCCTGTCACCCATCTTGTTTACGAACGAGGTATACGCCTTGCGGGTATCATCGTCCGTAATCTCGCCGCAGTATAGTATCATCAAGCGCACAAAGTCCTTGATTTTCTCGGAGACAAGGATTGCGCCCTCGTCTTTACGCCATGCCCCCTCAAAGTAGGTATACCAACTCTTGTGTTCGGTACAGTATCGCGCTTCGCGGTTGTAGAGCATACCGAACAGGTTTGCCATACCCATTTCAGACCATTCAAAGCCGGAGGAGGTTTCATCTGCTCGTTCGGGGTGATAGGACTTGATAATATACATTTTGTCGGACAGGTCTTCGTCCATAATGCACCTGCCATTGCTCAATTCAAAAAGTTCTCTGTCACCTGCCATCTCTAATCTCCTCCACATACGGTAATTGTTTCAGAATTTTGCAGAACTCCCGCCACTCGTCCAGTTTGTGACCCTCGCGGTAGTCAAGCATATTCATCACATTTTCATAGGTCATGCTGACGGTGCGCCGCTGATTGTAACTGGACGGGAGGAGCTGAATCATCTGCCACCAACAGTCCTTATCCTTTGTCACGATGTAATGACTCCGTTCGAGGTTTATCACATCAAGCACATGGTCGAGAGCGGCAATAGACATTCCCGTAAGATGTTCTGTGCTGAAATCAGAGAGCGTGAACTCTTTTGCCGCGATTTTGTGCATGGTAGAGCAGGAGTTGGCAGTCGTGCCGACCTTATAGGTGTCAAACTCTTTCCACCAGTAGAGCGGAGCAGTAATGTCCATGACAGCGAAAATCTGTCGGAGGTACTTTCTGTGCGGCTGTCCTGCGGCATATAGCTTTCGCATGAGCTTGAGGTCGTTCTCACCGACAAAGAACTCACCCAAGGTGCAGTTACCGCAGTTCTCAAAGCAATCGGGTTCTCCGGCGTGACTGTCCGACCTCGCCCAACTGTTCAACGGGTTTCTCATGCCACGGATAGCGTGTTCAAAACCCCAAGTGTCGATGTTTTCTACTTTAATCATCGGTTGTTTCCTCCCATCAGTTTATCAAGAATTTGCTCGTAGAGAGACTTGTAAAGGTCGCGCTCCACCTCTGCGTGTGAGCTTTCCTGCGGTGCAGTTTCCTCAATCCCCCCCCCAACGGGTGAGAAGTCGCTGATACCAAGGGACACCCGCAGAGCGTTGTCGATGTTTTTCAGCTCTTTCGTGGTGCAGGACTTAATGAATGTGGAGAGCCTGTCTTTCGATACCGTCTGAATGTTCTCGCAGAGGGCAGTGGACGGAACACGGCACATCACAGGAACATGGGTGGGGAGCGGTTTCTTTTCCTGTGAGGTCAGAAACACAATCTCCACATTCGGGGAATATTTGTTGTTTGCGTCATTCGACACAATTACACCGGGTCTACCTGCTCTCTGCTCAGAGCCAGTGACCGTATAAAACGGCGTTATGTAGAAAATGTCCCCACGGTAATACTCAGTCATTTCGTAAAACCTCCTTAATCCTATTGAGACTATTTCTTGTCTCTTTGTGATTGGAGTATAACACGAAAAAGATTATATGTCAATATCTTTTGTGCAATTATTTATCTTTTTCGTGTTATCTCCATTTGAACCTGCCGTATAATGATTTCTCCGTCAACATCGGTGAGAAAAGTGAACCAATCTGAGCGGAAGAACCGTTCACATTCCTTTATGCCGGAGGTGTTCTTATCACTCAACGCTGTACGGTAATCCTTGACCGCTTGTAGGATAATCGCGTTTATGAGCGCGTGGTATGGTTCGTACTTCATCGTTTGTACCGTGTCACACTGTTACAGATTGTTCGTATCTCACCTCTGTCGAGAGGAGGGTCACAGGCAACCGTGTTGCAGTAGAGCAGTTCGTCATATATCTGTTGCTTGCTGTACCCTTGGTTGTGGAGCATACCGGCAAGGGAGGTGAGACAGATATTGCGGCTTCCGTTTGGTATGCGAGGATAGACAGGACGGAGCTTGATACGATTGTTTTCGGGCATTTCCCATATCGGGCAGTAGATACGACCGCCAAAGGTCGGGTTCTCTTTCTCCTGTCGGGTATCGGGAAAATACTTATCGACAATGTACTCAATCGCGCTCTGATTTTCCTCGATAGTACGATAGAGGAGCGTATCGCCTGTCATAATGAAGTATCGGGAGGACTTATATATCTCTACCCCGGCGAGGTTGTTCTTGCCCTTAAAGGGCAAGTCACCTCTGAGCAGGATATGAAAGCCGCGTCCGCTTTTGGATTTCTCCGTATAGCTTTGGCACTTCCCGATAATGTCAGCGGCAAGCTGAGAGAGAAACCCGTCCTCGTCATATCCTGCGTCAATGTCCACACCCACAAGTCCGTTGTCGTTAAACACGAACCCACAGTAGTCGTAGTGACCCTCCGACACGGATTTGTGCGCCGTATCGAAATCAGCCCATGTCTGCGGATTGACAGAGGACGCGGCTTCATTCTCCCATGCTTTCATCGGGACTTTGTTATCCCCACGAGTACAGACCCACTGACGCAGATTTTTCAGTTCTTCGGGTATGTTCTCGTAGTGGTTCACACAAGTCCCCTCCTTTTCGCAACTTTGCGTTCAAGCTCATTTACGAGCTTCCAAATGATGTCCTGTTTGATTTCCAGTGCCACAGAAAGGTTATAGATATTATCGGGAATGGTGTCACCCTCACGATAGACGGTGAGGAGCATTTCCCGCTCCTTATCGGTAAAGCCTTTCAGTGCGCTATCACAGGCGAACCAATTCTTTTTATCCGCGTCACTGCGAAACTTCGGGTTGGTGTGACGGGCATAGAAACGCATACAGTGTTGGACATATTCGGAGTAAAATGTTCTCATTTCGCAACACCCTCCGTCTTACGGGAAGCGGACTTCTTAAACACCTCTCCGGCAAAGTACCACTTATCGTCTACATTGATGGGGTAGCCCTCAATATCGGACTTTTTGACCTCGCCCGTGTCGATAATGTGCTGTGCGGAAGCAACAGCCATCTGATTTTTCACAAAATCCTTACCCGTCTTGAGCAGGAAAGCAACCTTACCGTTTACAGTCTTGAGCTTATAACTCATTTCTTTTCCTCCTTATTCCATTCGGAAATATCAATTCCGTAATCTCTCAGTTTTCGGGAGCAGAGCCACGCCTTGTCCTCGTCTCCCATTTCATACCGCTTAACCAGTGCGTCCACCTCATCGGCGTTCTTTTTGTCGTACTCCGCGCACTGTCGGAGGATTTCAGCGTCAATCGCTTTCTGCTCTTTGGAAGAAAATTGAACGCCGAAAATGTGACCGTTTGCTTTCTTGAATACCGCCATCGTCAAATCCCTACTACATGGGACGCAAGCATATCCGCTTGGTGTGTCCACAGGACATTCGGGAAAGCGTGTACGGCGCGGGTGTAGTCCCGCCATTCCTCTTTCTCAGTGAACGCGCCCATGTGGTATCGAATACAGGCGGTCTCCTCATCAGTCAGTGTGGTAAACTGAGAGAGCAGGATAATGGACTTATCGCCATGCCCTTTATACATCGTGTTAGGGTTATACTCATACCGAGTAGGTTCACCCACGGTGTACGGGGTGCTGTTGTCAATGCGGTACTGGTCGATTTTGCACAGGTCGTGGAACATACCCACGAGGAACGGACTCGCGGGGCGTTTCCATTTGAGACCGTTCGCCGCAGACAACTCTACGAGCAGGTTCATCACCATAAAGGAATGGTCGAACAGACCGCCCTCGTAATTGCCGTGGTACTTGGTGCTTGCCGGAGCGGTGAAAAATCCACTTTCCGCAAGCCACTTGAGGAAATCCTCATTGACGATTTCGGAGAGGTTTGTTGCCATCATAAGGTCAAGGCGTTCTTTATCGGTCATTTCTGCACCTCCTCAGTGAATGGTAGGTCACAACATTCGGGGTGATAATTCTGCGTCCACAACGCACCGAGCATATTCCACAGAAACGCTCTGTCATGGGGTTCATCATCGTCACCACGGGTGAACTTGATGTAGTGGCGTACACCACTGTCGATATAACAGTGGAGGGGAATACCCTTTTGCCAGTTCCGTTCCCCGTATTTGTTGCAACCGTCCTCGTAGTGTTTGGAGACTTCCAACATAGCTGTGTTGAGAGTCCCATATCGAGCTTCTGAAAAAGACTTGATTGCTTTTACAAGAGAGGTTCTGTTGCCGGAGCGAACATACTGGTCGATATAGCAAAGAATTTCATCGTTCATAATGTCAGCGACAATATCAAGCGGGAGCAGGTCACACCTGCCTTTACCCTCGCAAATGTCGCGTACTGCGCCGGACTCGAACGCTCTACGGTTTCCACTGTCCTGTAATTCCATTTACGATACCTCCTTAGAGGGAGGGGAGCTTTCGCTCCCCATACCCATCAACCTCCGAGCAGCGCGTCAAGGTCAAGACCCTTTTTCGGTGCGGCAGGAGCGGGAGCAGTAGCCTGTTTCTGAGGAGCAGGAGCGGTGGTCTTGTCCTTACCGAGCGTCAGCGCACGGGACACGGGGTCGGTATCAAAATACTCAGCAGGAGCTTTATCACCGAGATTTGCGAAAGTGACGGTCTTGTTCGGGTCTTTATTGGACGGGAGCTTGGTGTGAACGACCTCTGCTTCGATGAAGTGGTCGATAAGCTCCATTGGGTCGATGTCCTCCAAGGTATAATCACCCATAGCAGTCTTGGCAAAATAGGAGAAAGCGTTCAGAGCCTTTTCGTTCGGTTCATCGTTTTTATCTTTGATGGTGAAGCGTTCGGTCTGCGTCATACCTGCCGCGTTGACGAGCTTAATCTCGATTTTGCCGAACTCCTCATCGTAAGAAACATCATAAATGCGGAACACATAAGTCCCCTCCGGGATAAGAGTGAAACCGCTTGTCATAGGGATTCTTGCCATTGTAAATTACCTCCTTAGTAGTCAGTGCGAAGAATAACTCCGACAATTTCCTCGTCCACGAGGTCAACAGGTCTCTTGATAACCAGTGCGGAAATCTTCTCGGTGACATACATTTCTACGATGTCACCACGCTCGATAAGGGCATAGCCATCGTTGGCAATGGCAGTTTTGTCGATACCGTTCTCAGTGGCGAAGATACGCACACAGTCCTTGATAACACCATCGGGAACAGGCATGACCGCTTCTACCAACGCACAAGGCTGAGAGAAGGTGTCGTAGTTGATGATGTCCTCAATTAGAGAGGGCATTTCGGCACTATCACAGGCAGTGACGGTGCGAATGTCTTCGGGAACTTTCATGAAGATAGAGCCGGAGGTGAGCCAGCGTTCACCATTGGAGCGGTTGTACAGAACACCGTCTGCACCGAGGGACTTTACAAACTTTTTGAACTTCATTTCCTTATCCTCCTTATTTCACTGTCATACGGTACTGTTCGGACTTCTTCTGATACTTCTCAAGCAGACCGTCCTTTTCCAGAGCCTTTTTGTCGATGGTCGTGGTCTCCGAGCGTGACACCGACCAAGTATAGGTAGCACCCTTGATTTCAACCTTTTTATCACCCTCACGGAACTGCCCCATAGCGTGTTCCTTGATGATGTTGTTGATTTCACCGAGCCGCTTTTCCTTATCCGCAACCGTGGCGGTAGTTTTGTCGATTTCACTCTTGAGACTTTCCGCTTCGGTGATAAGGGCATTGATGTCAGTGTCGGGAGCGAGACTGTGAGTACGCAGAGCCGCAAGCAGTTCAGCGTCCTTTTTCTCGTCATAGACAGGGGAAATACCGCTGTCCACATACTCAGCCCACCAGTTCTCAACGAACTTGATTTTGTCCTCGAAATCGGGGTAACGCTCACTCACCTTGAACTCTACCGTAATAGTGTTCTTGATGTTCGGCACATACTTTGTGGGGTCAGCGTAGTCCTTTTCCTCAAGGAAAGACGCTACCATAATCACATTGTCCACGCCGAGCAGGTAGGCGTACAGAGCGGCTTGCAAAGCGTAGTATTCGGGAGCGTCATTCTGCCAGTCCTCGATACGCTTGGTGGTTTTCATTTCGAGAACCGTATCAACCGTCCCGTCCTCGTCCACACCGAGGAAGTCCCACATACCGCCGAAATGCTTACTGTTGGGGAAGAAATCACCCCAAGTGGATTTGAAATAATCCTCACCGTATCGGTCAGTCGGAGTGATAATGTCCATACCGTAGGACTTCTTCATGTACTCAGCCTGTTTCGGTTCGATTGCCTTACCTGCGGCAGTATAGATTGTTTCCTCGAACGGAGCTTCATAGGTCTTGGTAATCGCAAGCCACATCTCGAACGGGGTAGACCACGGGTTCAGTCCGAGAATGGTGGCGAAACGAGTACCCGTAACTTTCTTGGTGCGCTTCGGCGGGGCGATTTTAATTTGTTTACTGTCAAGCCATTCCATTATTCGTTACCTCCCTCAAGCATAGCGGTGATTTTCTGAATGAGCGTTTCGCAGTCAGACTTGCTGATAGAGGTAAATCCCTCCGTCTGTACTGCAATCTGAGCAATCATTTCCTCCTTAGTCGAGTCAGCGTCCTTGAGTTTTTTCAGCACCGCCTTGAGACCCTTAATCTGCAATGGGGTTGCGTTGTCCTGCGGAGCGGTGAGTTCCTGCTTCACTTCCTGCCGCTGTTCGGGAGTAGCCGGAGGAGCTTTCGGAGCGGGTGCGGGAGTAGGTCTGCCAAGCTCACCGTCAATGCTGTCGCTCTCGCAAATGTCGAGCGCAATCATATACAGGTAACGGCGCATATAGGTGATGGACGAGCCGAGAGCTTGCATTTCGTTGGTAGCCTGTTTTCCGGCGTTGCTGATAATCGGGACAATCTGATTGAATGGGGCAACAAACGGGATATACTCCTCATCGGGGTTGTCGATGTTGACAATCTTCATCGTTGCCACATCAGAGGTAAAGGTCACGATAGGGATAAGACCGACCTCACTGAAAATGCGGGTGGCAGTAGGCACAATATCGTCAAGCTCGAAATACTTGAACGACAGGTGCATATTTTTACCCGTCTTCTGCACATCGGCTTGCAGGAACATTTCCCTTGCCTTGAGCAATTTCTGATAAACATTCAGCGTGGCGGTCTCTTTCTTTGCGGTAGTAGCCATTTTGCGTTTTCCTCCTTTTTTCTTTTCGGGTTTGATACCCAAGAAATCATTGATTCGCTTTTTTGCCATTTCGATGTAGAATGTTCTGTCCACATCGTCTATGGTTAGGTGATTGTCGTTGTCGATGATACAGTGGTCGGGGAGCATTTCGATTTTCGCAGTAGCGTCCGTCTCAGCTTTGACCTTGAACAATTTCCCGTACCGTTCGTCTGCCGTGGCGTACACACGGTTTACTTTCTGCACAGGGACTTGTTCACCATCGACAATATGATAGGCTTCGCGGTATTTCGCTCCTGCTTTGGCGATAAGCTGAAAATCGAAAATATCCGTACTGCCATTGATTGTGTCCTCAACAGGTGTACCGTGGACGAAATACTCAATCAGAGCCTTTTTCACAATAACCATATTGTTATTGATAGCCCATGCACCCTTGACGGACACACCGTAGTTCAGATAACCGCCAACCGTCTTGACTTCGCCGTTTGTCTTAATCATCAAGAGGTTGTTCACATCTTTAATCCAAACCCGCTGAATATCATCTACCTCAAGTTCAAACTTCGTTTCGGCTTCCCAAGCGTGGGCGATTTCGTCCACAAGAGCCAGTTCCGATTTGTCGATGGAGTACATCAGACCATCGGTGTTGAGGTTTAAGAGTTTTATCGTCTTACAGGCGTTCAACAGGCGCATGGTAAGTACCGTGAGGAACAACTGTCCAGATATTCGCAGAGAGCGGGTCGGGAGAGGGTCATACAGGTCGTTGTAGCGGTTTTCCTGTGCGCCGGACACGGTGTTGAGTGGTAGCTTCAAGTCCTTTGCGGTCTGCTTATCGCCATTGTGCTTTGCCTGTATGCGGTCACGCTTGATAGCATAGAATAGTTCGGGGTCTGGAACATTGCGGGACAGGTAGTTGTAAATCTCAATCAGAGAGGGGTATAGACTTGATACATCTCTGTTCTGAATGACCCTGTTCTCTGTCGCTTCCTCGTAATACCCTGTCAAACTACCGTGGACACCGCCCCAAGCATACTTGCAAGGCATATCACCAATCTCAATCTCGAAAGAGGTCTTAAACAGTACCTCATCGGGAATGGACTTATCGTGAATGGTCTCGAAAAAGTCCAGTATCGGCTTGGGGATAACGGCGGTATCAAGGTTTTCGGGATAGACATATTCCCGCCCATCGTCCCATTCCTTACGCTCTGCCCGTAACATCATTGCGGTCAACTTGGCATTGGTGGCGGCAAGAGACTTGACTTCATCAATTCCCGCTCGTTTGCCAAGGTTCTTTTTGGTCTTGAGGTAGTCCGCTCTGAGCTTCATCAGCTCGTGGGTAGCGTCTACATCGTGCTTACAGTAGTGGATTGTCTGTTGCAGTTCCTCCTCTGTAAGCGGTCTGTCAAGGTCGAACGATACCTCCGTTTCTTGAATATCCATTCCCATGTGACCCTCGATAGCCTTGAGGGATAGACCCAACTGAACATCATCTCGAATGTCCACATTGTTGAAACGGAAGTAAAATGCTTTGAGCGGAGCGTACTCCCAACCGCGACCGCCGCCGATTAGGAAATCGTTGAGTCGCTTGATTTCCTGCGGGGAAAAATCGTTTGCGGCGGCTTTGATGATGAACTGGTCGTAATGTTTGGAATTGAAACCAACATAAATACCATCGTCATACAGGCACTCTCTGAGAGCTTCGCTGTCGTTGTGAATGACAGTGTGTATGCCCGTTTCTACATCTTTGAACACCACAATCCAGTCAAACTTAAAGACCTCCACATCGTAAACAATCAGCTTCATTTCTCACTCTCCCTCCGTATAGCGGAAATAGCACCCGTTCTTTCGGTAGGTCGTACACCGCTTTTTATAGGACTTCACGAGGTATGGGATATTGTCCACAAAGTCATAAGCGATAGCGTCCTCTTTACCATCAAAGGTACGAGCAATTCTACCAATGCTTTGGGTGATAACCGCGTAATCGTTTTTCGGTGTTGCCAAGAACAACCGCTCCAACCGTGGTATATCCAATCCCTCTTTCGCAAGAGAATAGGTGGCGAACAGGTATTTTTTCTTGCCACACCTCATATCCTCAATCGCTGTTTCTCGTTCAGCTTTGCCTTTTTTCGTTGTCATACTGCCGCTTATCATCACGGCTTTTTCCCTCATGCTCCGAGGGAGCGCGTTCATCAGTCTCTCAAGATGTTCCAGTCTGTCGGACAGGATAAGGCAGGAACGGTCTGCTTCTGCCACAATCCATGACGCTATGAACGCGATACGGTAATTATCGTTGCAAAGGTAGGTAATGAGCTTGGTGTAGTTCAGCGTACCGTCTGAGTTCAGACATTCACGGCTGATTTCCACGCCTGTCCCAACAGGGGTGATACCTACTTTCATAATCTTGTCTCCCACAGCTTCATCGGGAACGGTGTAGACTACATGACCGAGTAGGGCATAGGTGGCTTCAATCATTCCGTCCGAGCGGTGTACCGTAGCGGAGAGACCGATTTTATGTCGTGCCGCCAAGCTGTTCAGAACCTTGTAGAACTGCGTTGCGGCGGTTGGCGTACCTGCAACACGGTGGCACTCATCGACCACAATCACATCAAAGAAGTCCTTATACTGCGCGAGGTCGAGCTTACACATCGTTTGAATGGTGGCGAATGTGATCCCCTTGCCGATGTTGACCTTGCCCTCTGTGATAGTTCCAATGAGGTCTGAGTCCATATACATTTCGGCACGAGCCTTACTCTGTCGGAGCAAGTCAAGTGTGTGGGTGAGCCACAAGGCTCGTTTTCCAAAACGCTTCACAAGGGCAATCCCCATCTGCGTTTTCCCGCTACCTGCCGCACTCTGCAAGATACCGTATTTCGCGGCGTACACAGCGTCCACGGCGGTCTTTTGGTAATCATAGAGTGGAATATCCACCCCGCCGTAAGACACGCTCACAGGTGCAGAAAACGCGCTCCGAAAGGTGCTTTCTTTGGCGATACAGTCTGGCAAGTTTCGGAGTGTCCCAAAGGGGAGAAGTAAAGTGTCTCCGCGCTTTTCGTACAGGGTCAGCGTTGCGGGTGTATTTCCGAGCCAAAAGTGCATACGAGCTTTTTTGGCGTATTCGGGATTGGCAATCACGAGGTTGCGCTTACACCACATCAATGCGTCCTGTGTAGGGTTTTCGATGGTGAGAACATTCGATACGGTCACATTCATGTGTCAGCCGCCAACCATTCATCGAATGTTAGTGCGAACCGCTGAAACAGTTCTTCCGGCAGGTTCTTTGAAATCATGCTGTCGAGCCGATTCAAAGTAATCATATAGATGTTTTCTCCGAACTTCACCGCAAACCACCCCTCACCATTTAGGCAGTTGCGCCACAAAGTCATTGCCATTCGCTGATTTTCCTCAATACGGGACAGGCTGAATGATTTGCCGGAACAGACCTTGCAATCAATGAGGTATGGCACACCATTTTTCACGGCGATAACATCTGCGGGTTGCCCTGCCGCGTTCTGTGCGAGATTGTGTACCCAATAGCCGTGTTGGAATAGCAGGTCGCAAAACTTAGTTTCAAAGCTATTCCCTGTTTTTCTGTTGCTCACGGCGCACCTCCGACTCCAAATTGTCTATGTCGATTTTGAGGTCATAGATTTCAGCTTGGAGTTTGTCTACGACCTCTCTGTGATTCTCCTCAATCTCATCAATCTGTTCACGGAGGTATTCGACCGCTTCATAACCCATGTACCGTTCGAGCAGGTACTCAAAGTCCTGTCGATTGAACAGGGTCTCAATTTTCTTATCTACCAACTCAATTACCCTTGGCATTTTGAAGCACCTCCTCGTAATTCTCCATGAGTCCAAGAATAGTGGTGGAGTAGGAGATTTTATCAACTCCGTTCTCCCATGCTTTTCTCGCACCGTAGTCTCCCATGTTGTAAGCCATGAGAGCTTTCGTGAGGTCTCCATCATAGCGATTAACATACGACCCGATGATTTTCACGCCGCAGAACACATTCTGATAAGGGTCAAGCATATCCGCACACCGATACTTCTCGTTGAGCCATGTGTGGTTGACCGCGTTGATTTGCATGAGTCCGTAATCGTCCGTCTTACTGATGATTTCGGGGTCAAACTGGCTTTCATGTTCAATCATTGCATAGATGAGTGTTACAGGGACATTCTCATCGGCGCACACCTCGTAGATGAACCTCTGCAAGCTATGTGAGAGAGGAACATCGAAATAAAAGATGTCCGATACTTCTGGGAGCTTGTCTGTGCTATATACGGGGACTTCTACGGTTTTCGTGACTGTAACGGTTTTTGTCTTTGCGGGAGCGGTCACTCTGCCGATTCCGAACGCGATTGCCGCAATCACTACAAGGACGATAAGTAATCTTACGAGCCGATTTCTGTTGACTCGCTGTTTAGTTCTTCTACACTCAGTAGCCATTTTTGATAGTCCTCCTCGTTTTTAGGGTCTTGGTAGAACCGTTCCAAAATCCCCATCAATGGTCTTGCGAGGTCGCTCACCTGTGACTCAGTGAGCTTCAAGTTCAGTGAGGATTTTGTCACATTCATCGAGGACTCGCTTCGCCTTGGGATAGGTATAGACCCCGCGAATGATACTCGACATTTCGGGCGGCTGAACTGTGATACCTCGCTTACGCAGTTCAAGAATCATATCCACCTGCTTTACACCGAGTATTTCCATTCGCTTCTGAATCTGACTCATCAAGATTTCCTCCTTTCGTGGTTCTTGAAATCGGAATTGCTATTGACAAAAAGACGAATTATTGTTATTATTGTTATAGGACTAATCCGCTTCAACTTCCCGAAAATTGCCGTTTTCGAGAGGTCGGTTTCTTATTGTCAATTCGGATATTCCGAACTTCTTGTTCTTAGTATAATTCTTATTATCTGAATTGTCAAGAGGTAAATTCAAAAAATCCGAATTATTTTCTGAGGAGGGAACTCTATGACTTTTGCAGAGAACATCAACCGTATCTGTGCCGAGCGTGGCACGAACCTAACCGCCGTTATCAAACAAATAAAAAATGGACAGTCTTCATACACGACTGCCATCAATAAACGAGGTTCTATACCAAACCAAGAGGAATTGCTTGCTCTCGCCAAAATTCTGCAATGCTCTGTAATGGACTTTTTTGCCGATGAAGAAGACCTCTGCTGTGAGAAAGCTGTACCCGAAAATGAGGACGAGGAGGACATTCTAAAGGTCTATCGTGCGTTACCTCGCCGAGCCAAGCATGAGTTCATGGCAATGGTTTATGATTTCGGAGACCGAAAAGAATACGAGGGGGATAAAGCAAACGCTATCGGTTGAGCGTATCATTCCCATTGAGTTACTTTATCGAAAGCGTGAATTGGAGGTGAGACTACGAAAGCAGTAATTTACGCTCGATATTCGAGCCATAATCAAAGAGAGGAGTCCATAGAGGGTCAGCTTCGAGAGTGTCACGAATTTGCCCTCAAAAATGGATTTACCATCATAAACGAATATATTGACCGCGCCATTTCCGGCAAGACAGATAATCGTCCGAGCTTTCAGCGTCTCATCAAGGACAGCGAAAAGGGACAGTTTGAAGCGGTAATCATGTATACCCTTGACCGTTTTGCCCGTAACAGGTATGACTCTGCCATCTACAAAGCCAAACTGAAAAAGAATGGGGTACGAGTCTATTACGCCAAACAACCCATGCCGGACACGCCAGAGGGCATTATCCTTGAGTCTGTTCTTGAGGGGTATGCTGAATATTACTCTGAGAACCTTGCTCGTAATATCAAGCGCGGTATAAGAGAGAACGCCCTCCAAGGGCTTGCCACGGGCGGGGCGAACCTCCTGCTTGGTTATACCGTAGGTGAGGACAGAAAGTACGCCATTGACCCTGTTGGGTCGAAAATCGTGCAGGAGATATTTCAGCTCTACGCAGATGGTATGTCAGCTACCCAAATTATCAACTACTGCAACGAACGAGGGTATAAGACAGCGCGAGGTAACGCTTTTAACAAGAACAGTCTCAAGACCATTCTCCGAAACGAGAAGTACATCGGCACATACAAGCTCATGGACATTGTTATCCCCGATGGTATGCCAGCTATCATAGATAAGCCCCTGTTCGAGAAAGTACAGGCTATGCTCAAACACAATGGGAAAGCGAGGGCAAAGGCAAAAGCCCACGAAAACTATCTGCTGACTACCAAGCTGTTCTGCGGTCATTGTGGTAGTCCGATGGTCGGTGAGAGCGGCACATCAAAAACAGGGCAGGTGCATTATTACTACAAATGCACAAAAGCCAAGCGGGAACACGCTTGCAAAAAGAAATCCGAACGAAAAGACTGGATAGAGAAACTGGTAGTCCGCTACACAGTTCAGAATGTGTTGACTGATGAGAATATCGCCCGTATCGCAAAACGAGCTATGGAGATAATCGAAAAAGAGTCAGCCGATACAACCTATCTTGATGGGTTACGGTCTGAGTTGAAAGAGGTACAGAGAAAAATAAAAAACCTTGTCTCTGCAATAGAGCAAGGTATCATCTCCTCCGCAACCAAAGAACGCCTTGACGAACTGGAACAAGAAAAGTCCGATATTGAGGGGCGTATTGCCCGTGAGGAAATGAAAAAACCGCTCTTGAACGAGAACCGCATTAGGTATTGGCTTACTTCGTTCAAGAGCGGGAATGTTGATGATGAGGATTACCAACGGCGCGTGATTGATACATTGGTAAACTCAGTATATGTGTATGATGATGAAGATGGTGGAAAGCGGATTGTGCTAACATTCAATCTTTCGGGCAATAATACCGCTACTCTCACGAGTTCGGATATTGGGTGTTATGCTCCACCAAACAGTGCAAATCCGAACTCTGTGTTCTTCATAAAACACACTTTTGGGTTTGTTTACAAGATAGAGAACGCACGATAATCGTGCGTTCTTTTTCTATGGCACGGGAGGGGTCTAAGTAGTCAAAGTAGTTGTTTTTCGGTTTTTGCGTGTAACTTCCTCTAAGTACGCGCGTATTAAGCGAAAGTTTACGCAAAAACCGATTTTTAACTACTTAGACTACTTAGGCGGGGTCAACTCAGCTCTTTTTCAGTTCAAGGACAGCGGACTCAATCAGCTTGTCAATGGTGTCGGAGTCGAGCTTATAACCCTTGCTGTTCAAGTATTCCAGTACATAGGCTTTCTTCTCCGCGCCACGCCCTGCGCCGTTGTAAATCATCTCAGCGGCTTCGACCGCAACCTTTGTCCACGCCTTGATTTTCTCGAACTTCTCAGCGTCCACTTTCTCTTTCAGATAGGGGATAAGGAAAGTGGTAATGACCGCTACGAGCAGGGTGATAACAGCGGAAACAACATTGGTAATGTCAATCATGGTGATACCTCCTCAATAATTTTCAGAAAAATGTGTGTCGTTAGGTGTAACTTTGTTTTGCTTCATCAGCTTTATTCGGTTCTCGACCTTTGCCTTGGAGTAATAAAATCCTGTTCCCGTGGCAACTTCGGCGGCTACTGACGGTATGAGGTAGGCAAGCGGCGTGAGGTCGAGAGTACGCCAAATCATTACCATTGTAAAGCCGATAACGACTGTGTTGATGATACCCGCCGCAATGAGTATCTTTTTGGAGAACTCTTTCGGCGGCTTTTTCTTTACCCTCCGCATACCGTCAGACCTCCTTTACGCTTTTGTGAAAGTGCTACGGTCAACCCAACCGTAGACCGTACACCCGCCGCCCATATTGACAAGATGGTACGGGTGCTTGCCCTTGGCGTAGATTTGTGTAATCTTTGCCTTACCGCCCTTACAGGACACCTCTCTGTCGCTGTTAGAGCTTGCGTAGTGGACTTTTCCAGTAAAAGAGACATAATCCCCTACCTGCGGTGTCCACACGCTCTGAGAGGGCGTAGAAGCGGCAGAAACAACACTCAGATATTGCGTGTTGATGGGACTGCAAATCGCGTTCTTTCCGTCCTCAGACTTGTCGATAACTGCCCTGTCACCGCTGACCTCACGGACAATCCATTTCTTGTTCTTGACCCAACCGGGGATTGCCTTGCCGTTGTAATAGGTCGCGCCGGAGAGGATTTTGACGGTATCACCTGCCTTGACGGAACTCGTCACAGAGGGCGTAGGCTTGTCCTCCTTGGCAGGTGTGTCAACAGTCGCTCCGAGCCGCTTGTTGACCTCTGCGGCAATCTCCCCGTGACGGTTGTAGAGGTAATCGCCGGGGCAGGACTTGTTCGCATAATCTCTGTGTACGGTCATGTTACAACCATCCAAGTGATTCATACGCTTGTTCTTGTCCGTAGACCATACCAATTTCTTGATACCGTTACGGCGGCAAATGTCGGTCACGAGGTCGAGCATAGCGGCGTATGCCTTGTTGTTGACCGCGTAGGGGTGCTTGGTGTCGCTTGCGACTTCGATAGTGATAGCGCGGTTGTCGTTCGCGGCACTGGAAGTACACCAAGAGCGGTCTTTCTCCTCGACATACATACCGATTTTGCCATCGTACCCAACACCGTAGTTGGAGCTTGCCTGTCGGGAAGTCGGGGCAAAGACATTGCCGAGGGTTTCCACGGAACACTGTCCTACGACACAGTGAATGGTGATGGTGTCGATTTTGTTCTTACGCGGACTCGTCTTGTTAGGCGAAATCCGAGTGTAGCTCACGAGTGGACTGTTACTCATCTTCATCGTCCCCCTTTCCATTGCTCAGTTCGTCCAACATTTCGGGCGTAACTACATCGTGGGTGTTCTTTTCGTCCATAGATTATTCCTCCTTGTCCTTGAGCGAAAGACGCTCTACCTCTTTCATTATCTTTTCGGCAGTACCGTTTCCACCCAATTTTTTATACGGTAAGTATAAATAATCGTGCAGATTTTCATATTCGTCTTTGGTGATATACCCTCTCCGAATATAGCTTCCTCCGAGGTGGCAAATGCGGTCGTGTCCGAGACCTTTCAGCATTTGCCCCTCTGTACTGTCTTTTGTTTTCTTACTCTGAATAAGACTCGTGAGGAACGCCCAAAAGCCAGTGCTTGCAAAGACCGCCCCCACAATACTGATAATCAGTGTGCTTTCAGAAACCATGTGGTTAATTTCCTTTCTGTTTGAATGTGAGGATTTACATGACCTCCCAATCCTTATCGTCCCATGCGGCGGTTACACCAGTTTCTCCCACCCAAACCTTACGAACTCCATCATGGGAGTAAAAGCCGTTGGTAATGAGAGTCATATTCTCCTCCCACACAAAGGGGTTGTCAGCAGTACCGACAGGGTTCTCCTGCGCTTGATATTCCTGCCGAACCAGTACCTTGTTGACAAAGTAGTTCAGCCAATCAAAGCCGATTTTGTCCGACTGCGTAACAGAGGTAGTGATACCTCCCGCCGCTTCCACGGTGTCAACGATTTTCTGATTGCTGTCAATCTGTTCCTTGAGCTTTTTTGCACTCTCAATATAAAGCTGTGCCATTATCTGTTCACCTCCAAAATCTCAAGAGCCGCTTTCATGTCCTGCACAATGCTTGCGCTCTCATTGACTTCAAGCGTCCTGCCAGTGATGAGCCAATCGCTAAGATTGCTCTCAATATCCTCCTGCAAGCCCTCACGGTCTTTCAAAAGGAAAGTGTACTCATCGTACTCAAACATGGTGACAGAGGTTTCCGTCTGCGGGTCGGTCTCTGTGACCTCCTTGATGTTCTCACGCAGTCTGACCTCCACATACCCCTCCAAGGGCAGGTATGTCTCCACGGACAGGGTTACTGGGGAAATGTTTCCTCTTACTCTCATTTCTGACTACCTCCTTTAATTTCTTGATGTTGACCGTATCGTAATATTTCTTTTTCATACCGAGCGAGTCAGTATGCTTGAAACAGGAACACCGTGACAGGAAACCTGCCGCCATACGGAACGATACGACTCCGTTTCGTTTTTGGATTTTCTGAATGTGGCGGCTTTGTCGCATAAGGGCGAGAGCGCGTCTTTTTCGTATGGTCGTAACCTTAATACCAAAGCACCGACCTACAAAATCAATCTTTCGCCCTCTGCGGTGTGTCCTGCTCTTACAGTTTCGTTGAATACGAAATAACTGATAATCGTGCTTTATCTCCAAACCAAGCTCCTCAACGAAAGCTATGACTGCGTAGAGAGCTTTTCGGAGTTTTCTCTTGTTACTGTCAATCAAGACTAAATCATCGGCATAACGGACATAATAGCGTACACCGAGGGTCTGCTTGATGAAGTAATCCAGTGGTTGTAGATAAAACTCTGCAAGCCACGGCGAGGTGTAGTTTCCAATAGGTATTCCGTGTCCGGGTTGTGCCGAGTACGAGTCGATTACCACATGGATAATACCCAACGCCTTTTTATCCTTGATTTTCCGACCTAAAAAGGTTTTCAGTTTGTCGTGCGGGATTGACGGATAGAACTTGTGAATGTCCATCTTCACGCAGTATTTCGCGTGTTTGATGTCTCTTACGGTTGCTCGCTCTACTCCCTTGGCGGCGCGGTCAATGCCCCTGTTGGGGATATTCGCGCAACTCCAATGATAGGAGGATTTCATAATGAGCGGTTGTAGCACCTGCACGATTGCATGGTGAGCGCACTGGTCGGGATAGAACGCCGGAATCTGCAATTCCCGCTCCTTGCCCGACAGACCGTCCTTTATGATACGAGTCCGATACGGAGAGATGAAATCTAAACGAACCAACCGCTCAGACAGGTCTTTTGCGTAGAAATCCAAATTGTCTATGACTTTCTGAACATTACTCCGCTTTTTCTTGTGCTTCGCGGCATTGATAATAGCCAGTCTGCAATTTTCTTCTGAAACTATCTGTTCGTATAGGAAACCAATTCTTTTCATGCTTTTGTTTCTTATAGGGCGTTCAAGAGACTTACTAACCCTATCCCTTCAAACTATTTTTTACCAATGGGTACGGCGAGACAGTATCTTGTGTGGGTTTCTGCTGTTTAACAAAAGTAGGCGCGACCCAATGTTCGAGTTAGAATTGGACGAGTCATTGTTCAAATTAGCCGTAAAGAGACCGCATTTCGAGCCATTGTTCCAATTACCGCCGTGTTTGAAGACGCGCTTTTACTGTTCGCCTTATAAAGTTCTATCTGTTTTGTATCGACCCACTTACGCGGGGGAGGTAATCCCCCGCACCCCCTCAAGAGGGGATATAAAGCAGGCGCGACCCAAAGTCCGAGTAAGAATTGGACGAGCCAAAGTACAAAGAAGCCGCAAAGAGACAGATCGGAAGAGCGTCG